AATAAATAGAGTTTGGGGGAGGTCTTGGTTTCCCGATAGCTTTCTCGCCTTCCCCAACCCATAACGGAGTTTTAAATGGCTTCTGGTGATACAGACGTTTCAATTTGTAACAAAGCACTTTTATTATTGGGTGCAACTACCATCACAAGTTTTTCAGATGGTTCAACACAGGCCACAGCCTGTTCAACTCTTTACCCAGATATTAAAAAAACAACATTAGGAATGTATCCCTGGAGCTTTACTGTTGCTAAAGCTACATTAACCAGGCAGACAGCTACACCCAATAATGAGTGGACTTATCAGTTTACATTGCCTAACGATATGCTTAATGGCGTTCCAAGGGCTGTAAGGACATCTAGTAATGCTGGATCACCTATTTATAAGAACTGGGAAATAGCCCAGGCATCAGATGGTACGGCTGTATTAATGACAGATAGTTTAACTATTTTTATAGATTATCAAAAGGCTGTTGGTGAAACTTTAATGCCACATTATTTTGTTAATCTTTTAGGCTATCAGATGGCCTGGCATTTAGCCGAAGTAATTACGGACCAGACAACTAAATCACAATACTGGAAAGAAATCGCCCTGGGTACTGTAGCCGAAAATCTTAGAGGTGGTTTTTTTAGACAGGCTTGTAACATAGATGCTGGTGGTCAAACACCGTCAGTAGTAGGTGATTATCTATTAACGGATGTTAGATGAGCAGAGTAAGACAATATCAAAGCAATTTTACGATAGGTGAGATTGACCCGTTATTGCGAGGTCGTGTTGATATTGAGCAGTATTATAGCTCTGTAGAAAAAGCTAAGAACGTAATATTTGAACCCCAGGGTGGTTTTAGTCGCAGACCTGGATTACGATACATAACTGATTTTACTGCTGATGTTGGTACAGCCGATGAAATAAAACTTGTACCTTTTGAATATTCTACAGGGCAAACTTATTTATTAGTATTTATATTAGGTAGTTTAACCCAAAGCAGTACAAACCTACGTCTTCGTGTTTACAAAGACGGTGTATTGCAGACTAGTATTAATGGTACTTCTAATACCTATCTTGATTACACCTTAACTTTTGCTACTGGGTTATATTCTGGTTTTACATTAAGACAGCTAAATTACACACAAAATAAAGATACAATAATTTTAACCAATCGATATATGCACCCAATAAAACTTGTTAGAGGGGCTAATGATAGTGCTTGGACTATGTCATTATTAAGTACATTAAACCCACCTAAAATTAGAGGTGATCTAATTGGACAAAGTGAGTCTGTAACAAATCCATCTGGAACTATAACTGCATCAGCAACATCTGGTAATATAAAACTTACGGCAAGTGCTAGTAGTACTTTTAGTAGTGCATCTGTTGGACAGCAAGTATTTCAATCTAAAGCTGGACTAGGTAGCACAACTTGGAATGGATTTGGCAAAGCTGTGATTACTAGGTATATATCTGGAACCGTTGTCGAAGCTGTTGTGTTAGTACCTTTTTCAACTACTGATGCGATTGTTAGTACTGCATGGTGTTATGATAACAGTTTTCACGATGCTTGGAGTGCATCTATTGGGTATCCACATACTTGCAGTTTTCATGAAGGAAGGCTTTACCTGGGGGGAACGTACAAACTACCAATGACATTATTTGGTAGCAAGGTGGGTGAATTAAATTTTGGGCCATCTGAAAATCTTGATGATGATGCTTTTGTTGTACACATGGAAACCGACACTCTTAATACTATTGTAGGTTTAAGATCGGGTAGAGATTTGCAGATATTTACTACGGGTGGTGAATTTTTTATTCCACAAGCAGATTTAGACCCTATAACGCCATCTAATGTTTCAGTTAAAAGTACAACAAAAAGAGGATCTAAGGATGGCATAAAACCAGTTGCAACTGAAGGGGGTACTTTTTTTATACAACGCCAGGGTAAAGCTCTAAGAGAGATGAGTTTTAGTGATACTGAATTATCGTATGTAGCACAAAACATAAGTGTTTTAGCTTCTCATTTAATTCTTGATCCTAAATCTATGGCTATAAGACCAGCTACAGATACAACTGAAGGCGATTTATTAATGATAGTAAATGGAACAGACGATACTGGTTATCGTTCTGCTAGTTCTGGTCTAGGTGGCAAACTTGTTTGTTTTATGATTAATAAACAGCAAAATATTGTAGCACCGTCTTTTATAGAAACTGATGGAACATTTTTAGAAATTGGTGTTGATTTAGATGTTACATACGTCATTGTAAAAAGAACAATTAATTCAGCTACAAAATACTACCTGGAAGTATTTGATGATGATTTTACAACAGATAGTTCGGTTCAGAAAACAAGTAGTTTTAGTGGCACTAGCTATAATTTAGTTTCTCATTTACAGGCTAAGACAGTTAAAGTTATTAGAGATGATATAGTAGAAAGTGATGTAACAAATGTTAATTCATCTGGAACTATTACGGTATCTGCACAGCCACCTTCCGATGGGTATATAGAAGCTGGTTTAGATTTTACGGTTGAGGTTATTACAAATCCAGTAGAACCTAGATTGCCCGATGGCATTTCTATTAGCCAGAAAAAACGTATATTGGAAGCAACTCCCCTTCTCTATCGTACACAGAATTTAACGATTAACGGGTTTGAAGTTCCATTACAAACTTTGCCATATAGTGGTGGTGGGGCTGTGCCAACCATAACGGGCATGAAAAAGATGCACGGATTAACGGGTTACGACACAAATGCACAATTAACAATTAGTCAATCAAAGCCAGTATTCTTTACGGTGCTGTCTGTTGATTTTAAATTAGCGTTAGGATTATAGATGGGTCAATACATAGCAATAGCATCAGCCGTAGTAAGTGGAATAGCTGGATACAGAGCTAACCAGGCAAAAGCAGATCAACTTAAAGCTGAAGCTAAACAAGCCGAGATACAAGGCAGAGCCGATGCTGTCGAATATAAAAGGCAAAGTGTAGAAGTAATGCGAAGAATGAACGCTGTTATATCTGCTAACATTGCTAGGTCTGGATCCAGAGGGTTAAACGCTTTTGCAAGTGGTGGCGTAACAGAATTGATAAATAATTATAACCGAAGATATGCATTAAAGGATGTAATAGCATTAAGACAAAATGCGAAGATGGCTAAAGGAATGGCACAATACCAGGCTGGTCAATACAGAGCATCAGCTAATACGGTGATGAAACTTGCACCACTACAAATGTTTGCGACTATCGGTATGGGTATTCATCAAGCACAACAAATTGGTGGACCAGATAGTGGTAATCCAATGACAAAAGCAAGTCAACCTTACGGTGGAGGTCTTGGAGCTTATGGCTGAAGAACTACAAAGATATAATTCCCAGGGTGTAGGATTAAGAGTACCTAAAGTAGATTTTACTGCTTCTAAGGTCCAGGCACAAACAATGGCATCATTGTCTCAATCTTTAGACAGAATGAGTAGTTATTTTTTTAGGGTAGCTGAAGGTCAAGCTAAAATACAAGGTGCTGAATACGGTGCAGAAAATGCTCCAACAAAAGAGCAGATAGAAGCAAGTATAGAAAGTGGTGAGCCATTAGAAGTAGTTGGAGATCAGACAACAGTATTTGGTCAATATGCTCGTAATGCATCATTAACGGCTGTTACCGATGAAATAGACTATATGATGAGTACAGAGATGTCTAAAACGATAAAGGCATTTAATGACAGTTTAGATCAACCTGGCTCTGATGCTAACTACGAACCCGATAAATTGTTAGATAAATTATCTGCTATTATAGAAGGTCACGCTTCTGCTTTAGATGATGTATCACCTGGTACAGCCCGTAAGCTAAGAGCATCGGGTGGTATAAAGGCTAATGCTAAATTTGTGAGCTTTGCTGATAAATGGTCTAATAATGAATACGCTAAATCTAAATCACAGTTTTTTGCTAAAATAGAAATGGATGATAGTGAATTATTTGAGCAGATATCAGCTTATGCAGACAATCCTAAAATGTTAGATTTTTTAATTACGTCATATAAAAACAAAAGATTAGCCGAAGGTTCTACTTTTAAACTATCACAGGGCGAATTGCAGAATATAGCCAATAACTTTGATAAAAACCTTAAAAATGTAGCAAACAAAATAATGCTGGATGAAATATTAAAATCAGAAGCTATTCCTGGTATGCAAGGCAAAATGCTAGAAGAGCTACTAAAAAATCCAGAAAGCCGTAATGTTTCAATGGCTATGGCATCTGGTTTAAATATATTAGAACAATTAGGTGAAAGCCGAAGTGACATAGTTAAAAACCTTTTTAACGAACATCAGAACAAAATTAACTTTGAACAAAACCAACAAATAAACCAAATAAACAACAACGTCAGAGAAGTTAAAGATGTTCTAGGACAGGCTGTTACAAAATGGATAAGAGGTGAAACAGAAGAAGCAGAAATGTTAATGGGAGATTATATTAACGCTAACGGTGGTGTTATCCTAGAAGGCACAGGGTCACAAATAGAACAATGGGCTAAATTTAAAGAAACACAAAATAGTGCAGACGTTGATGATGTAAACCAAGTAGTTGTTCGTCTCGAAGCTATGGGAACTAACCTTACAACTGATGATGTATTAAAAGAATTTAATGCTGGTAATCTTTCTAAAACAACAGCTTCTGGTTTAATTAATGATGCTCAAAAGTTTGCTGATGATAAGTACAAAAGGGCTGTTAAAAATGTTATTTATAAAGCGTTTCAGTTTGAAGAAAATGTATTAATTTTAGATCCTAAAGGTAGAGATAAATTAAACATTGAATTAAAAAATGAAGCTCAAGCAGAAATAAGTACATTGTATGAACAATCATTAATTGATGGCACAACACAAAAATTTAACTGGTCAGCAGAAGCTCAAAAAATTGTTGATAGATTAGATAAAAATTTAAAACCAGAAATAGTATTAAAGGAAAAAAATAAATCTGTACGAATTATAAAAGCTATTTTAACACAAGTTAAAGACGTTTCATTTAAAGAACAATTTAAAGATTTAAAAGGTGAAGATATTACTGAAGATCAAGTTCAGTTGATGTTAGACACTCTTATAAAAGTTCGAGGGGAAATAGATAGTCCTACTGCAAAACCTAGTGGTAGTTTTTTTAGTTCTGCACCAGCAGACCCAATATCATCTTATATAAGAAAATTAACTAAAGAATATCAAAGAACTACAGTTTTACTTGACAAAAACATAGACATTTTAAAAGAAACTTTAACCCTATATAGCGATGACTGATTTAATTAGAGAATATTTAAATAGCAAAGATTTAAGGCTTCATGGAAGCAATGTAAGCGTTATGCCTGGAGAGAACGGCAATGTTCTTTCTCCTGGTACTTTTCCTGGTGATATATTTGGTCAAAATGTAGAAATGACTAATCAAACACCAGAGCAGATGCAACAGAATATAACAGCATCACAAGAAAATACTGATCTAGGTAATGTGTTTGTCGGTGGTGCTAGAGATGCGATACAAGGTGCTGGAGAAACAATATCTGATATAGGTAATTTTATTGGCTTAAAAATACCACCACCACGCTTACCCGAAGTAGATAAACCAGAAG